TCAGCCCATATGCTCCTGATCCAGCAAAATCGCAGTGTCCAGCGTCTCCAGCAGGGCCTTGCGAACTTTCAGCTTGGTGTTCTTGTGGGCGGACATGTTGATTTTCTTCAACTGACGCGCTGCTTCCAGGGCTGCGCCTTGCAGTTCCTCGGCCGAAACCACCTTGTCGAGGAAACCCGCATCCACAGCGCTCTGGGGATTGAACATCTCGGCATTGATCACCGAGCGGTGAAACGCCGACTTGCGCAGGCGATCACGCGCCAGCTCGATACCGGCGTGGTGCATGGTCATGCCGATCTGCACTTCGTTCAGGCCAATGCTGAACGGCCCCTCCACACCAATGCGGTAATCCGCCGACAACAGCAGGAACGCACCTTTGGCCACCGCATGCCCCGGGCAAGCGACAACGACAGGGAAGGGGTGCGACAACAGGCGACGGGCCAGCGTCGAGCCGGCCGTGACCAGGCTTACCGCTTCCTTGGGACCGGCGGTCATCACTTTCAAATCGTAGCCACCCGACAGAATTCCCGGTTGCCCGGTAATGATCACCACCGCCCGATCCGCCGTCGCCTGGTCCAGCGCAGCGTTGAACGCGGCAATCACATCCGGCGAGATGGCATTGACCTTGCCGTTGTTCAAGGTCAGGGTCGCGATACCGTCTTCGAGATGGTAAGCAATCAAGTCGCTCATGACGCTATTCCTTGTAAGAGAAGTGTCGCAGACGTTACCCACCGCCGCAGGCCAGGTAAAGCACCGTGACTGACTCACCGGTCAGCCCCAGGCCCCATAAACAGCCCGGCCCGCCCATCCCGCCAAGCCTCCATCTATAGAGCCTTGCCTGTACAGCCCCGAAGATTGGCCGGTTTGCCCTGCCCAGACGCGTTTGAAATGCTCAACCAAGCTTAACCGCATGAAAATTCTGAAAAAAACCTTTGCCATCGGAAAAGCTTTCGACTACATTAGCGCGCCTCGACAGACTGAACAGTTTTGCCGAGATACGGTGAAGTGTCCGAGTGGCTTAAGGAGCACGCCTGGAAAGTGTGTATACAGGAAACTGTATCGAGAGTTCGAATCTCTCCTTCACCGCCACATTCTGCAAACACAAGCCCCTGATTTTCCTAGAGAAAGTCGGGGGTTTGTGGTTTTTGGCGTCTGGAAAAGGGCGATATGGGAATGATATGGGAATGCGGGGAGCTCCGTTGACCTTGCGAGCTTTCTCGATGGGTCTCTTCTAGACCATTCGTCTCTCTCATTGTTAAGTCGCAGAATCATCCATGCACTGCCTATTTGATAGGTATCGCATCAACAAGGCTCGTGAATTTTTCACAGACCACTGTCTTGGCCACATACCTGATCTGATCGCAATCCATCAGAAGATTGAGCAAGTTTGAAGTTGTAAAGCGGTGTGCTCTCAGGTAACTGTTTCAGTCGTGTAACACTGCGGACTGCTCTTATTTGCTAAGTGCTTTTATGCCGTCTATACCCATCACTACCACGCATCTCTGGAAGGGATGGCTTCACCATGAAACGAGCAATCATCGCCATTTTTCTCGTGAGCATTTTGGGCTTACCTGCAAGTGAATCTGTCGCTGGAAAGCGGCAGGTTATTGCTGGTTGCTGGGGAGCTGGAGCGGTCAATCAATGGTTGATGCAACAGTGCAGTGGGTTATTTGTGCCCACGGCAGTGTTCGAGTCATGCATGACCGGAGGCGATTGTTTTGATGAGCCGGGTATCCGGGCGATGCCTTCTCTATCTCCAACGCTCCCGCTTGGAGCTCCATTCTGCGGCACGATGGGTTTGCCGTTTTGCCCTCTGCCTAGTCCATGCGGGTTCCCCAATACAATTCCTTGTCCTCCACCGCCTGGTTATCCTCCTGCGCCATTCTTCGTAGCACTAGGTTGTGGGGCGCCGTCATTCCCAGCATGCGCATTCCCACAACGCTGCGGAGGTCCGACCACGTTGGCGTGCTCACCTCTGTCGGGGCCGATACCCGCACCGCCAATATCTGTACGATTGCCACGGGGGGAGATTAACGGTTTCGGCTGGAAGCCAAACGTGCAAATTGCGTTACCAGTGTCAAGCGGGGCTAGTGGACAGTTTGACGCAACAATCGCCATGGCAAGACCTCCTATTCCGAACTTGGAGGTTGCCGAAGAGTGCCGTAATGAAGCCGCAGATGAAGACGAAATGTACCAGTGTCTAGTGAACCGAGCTTTGCCCCGTGCTTACCGTACGACGGCAGAGTGTATGGATCTACACCAGGACGATTCTGGGGCTGCAACAGTTTGCAGTATCGGAAAACCTGACCTAGAAGCCGCATACAAAAAAATGAAAAAAATACAGGAGTGCAGTAAGCAATATGACACTAAGGACGACATAGCGTTATGTGCCGGCAAGGAGTTTTTAGGCAAAAATGAGCTCTATTACGCAAAGTGCTTGAAAAAAAATAAAACCGATTTTGGAGCTGCTGCGGCCTGCGGTTTGGCTAAGGACCTCACGCCGGAACAGCAGATTGCAGTGTCCTGTGCTGTTAAAACGGGGGGTGTCCCAAAACTATTCCTAATCTGTGCGGGTGGGCAACTACTAGCCAGAGAGGTAGATAAGTGCTGGGAGTACGGTATAGCAACTGCAGACGGATGTTTTGGCCCGAACAATGACATTCGCAAATTCGTCGATAATATTGATGGAACGATGAGGACAGCGCTTGGTGAGAATAGTGAGGTATACAAAGCCTTCAAGCTATACAAGGACAACGTATTAATGCCAGGGCCTAACCATGAAATGGTGAAGGCGTTTAATACTGCACTTGGGGATATGCGAAACGGTCTTGGAGAAAACAATGACCTTGTTAAAGCCGGTAAGGCGATCAGTAGAGTTATTCCTTCAGTGACGATTTCTATGCCTAAGTTTTGATCGCTTTGAGCCGAGTCTTTGTGTGTCCGGTCGCTGTCATGATGCTTTAGACATCCGCTACGGGTTGAGTAGCAAATTTCATCGCTCACGTCGCTCAGGATTTCGGCCCCAAACTCCCTGAGTGATAGGCTATAGATTCAGCGCATGTTGCAGCATCCCGATGACGTCCGGGCCGTCCTCGTTGATCCAGGTCCCGTAATGCTGGCGGATCATGTTCCCATTGGTATGCCCCATCTGCTCGGCTATCCAGTCGATGGAGGCCACGCCCGTGGTCAGCAACTGGCTAGCGTAGGTATGCCGACATTGCCCCGGCCCGCGATATCGAACCGCGGCTGCGTTCAAGTGAGCCTTAAAAAACCGATCCCGCACCACGAAGTCACTGACGTGTGGCAGGCCGCTTTTGCTATTCAGGAAGACGAAGTGCAGTTTGTGTTGCCGCACTGTCTTGTTATCCCGCTCAACGATATCGACCATCTCCGCTTTCTTGTCCTGGTTGATCGCGTCAATCTTGCGCAGTGCATCCCATGCCGGCTCCAGTAGCCGTACCTTTCGCGTCGAGCGCCGGGTTTTCGTCACCCGGTACGCTCCCCGTACCTTGGATCGGCGGAAGGTCACTGTCCCTTGGTCAAGATCGACATCTTCCCAGGCCAGGGCAATTGTTTCAGACACTCGTGGCCCCGCCCATATCATGAATTGCACCATCAGCAGCTCTTGTATGCGCTTGGTCGGCGTTTCGAGGATCTGTTTGATTTCCGCCCTGGTGAACGGGTCCGGGGCTTCAGGATCGGGCAGGCGGACGAACAGCCCTTCAGTCGGATCGTGAGCGACCTTCTTGCGGGTGCGATACAGCCTGAAGACCTGGCGAACATTGCTAATGATGTCGCGGATGGTCTTGTTTTTAAGTCTCTTCGATAGCGTGTCCTGCACCCATTCTTGCAAATCCAGATGATCGATCTGGTCGATCTGTACCTTGCCCCAACGCGGCCGGACATGCACCTCTGCCTTGTTGGCATATCCCCGGTACGACGTGGCCGCAACGCTATTGCTCTTGATTTTCAGCCAAAGATCCAAGTAATGGCCGAACGTGTTTTCGACCAGTTTGGACGAGTTGGGAAAGTGCCGGCTGTAGTTGAAGGTGCCGGCCTGTATCTCGTATTCGATGATGTTTACCAGGCGCGCCGCATGCTCCCGGTTTGCCGCCGTATTGCCGCCGGGCACAAGCTCCCGGCACAACTCGCCATTAAAACGAAAATAGACCCGTACCGAATTTCCGCGGGCCTCTACGCCATTTGCCATGTGCGTCTCCATGCAATGTATGAATAACCCCCACTAGAACCCGGTGGGAGGGAAGGCCGTCCCTGGCCTTCTGTGCTGCGTTGTTTTTCAACTGAGCGCTTTCGATCAGTCCTGACGGAGTAACCAGAACAAGCTGGCACCTCTTTTGGGCCTCGAAGCTTTTCCTGACAGAGCTTCTTCGGCCCGACGTCGCTCGTTAATGGCCTGTCGGGTCTTACTGCACTTGTAGTGGTTGCCGTGGGCGCGGTATTTCCCGCATTGGTCGCAGAACCCCGTCAGGTCGAGATTCCAAGGAAAGGATTTGCCATTGTTCATCGCGCCAACTCCTTGAAACCGACGCTTCGGGAGTCATGAAATACAGCGATACCGCCTGCCGTGGTTCGGGCGACGTAGGAAAGGTCATCATCGGGTTTCAGCGCGTTCGTGCTAGTCTCCCCGGCGCTGCTGCTTAGGTTCCGTGCTTGCATGGTGCTGCTCCTTAGTGGTGGTCGGTGTCGGGGAGTTGGCTCTCCTCGACACCATCTTTCAGGCCTTGGCCTGGTATTGCGTGATGATCGCTACGACTTCGTTCCAGTCTTCATGCCCATCGATTCCGCAACTCCTCCCAAATCGCATCGCCATTCTCGAAGTACCGATGCACCTCTCGTTCGGTCGTGTTATCGAGCCGCAAGACGGTGATGCAGTCATCGAAAAGAGCCGCATCGAGCCGACGCAGTTCGGTCATGTCGAAGGGGTAGTCCTGGCCGTTGTAAAGCCCGAGCAAGAATCGGCCTATGACGCCACTCTGTCCCGAGTGACCTTGAGCGACAGGCATCAATCGGTGTAGCGCCTTAATACCTGCCAGGCGAATAGCAGGAAGAGCTCTCTCGTATCGAAAAATTTCGTCAAACGCTTCTATGACTCGATCTGGTGACATGGCGTTGCTCCTTTGATGTTGTCCAGGCGTTGCCCGCCTGGTGGTGGTTACAAGCGGTGTTGCTTAGGCGTTCTGGAAGGTCCAGCAACGCACGGTGGTGGATTTCCTAGCCATCGTGTTATTGGCTGCCTGGGCCGCTCGGACGGCGCTGTAAGTGGCCTTGTTCACCTCAAGCAGCTTGCGGCTGCGGCTATTGACCAACAGCGTGCGCAGGGTCTTGAGATCCGCGAGGTTCTGTCGGTGATCGCTGGCTTTTTCGGCGAAGTCGTTGAGGTTGATGGCGATGAGTTTAGGGTCGACGCTGTGATTGACCTGCGGCCCTTCGCCGAGGCTTTCCAGGTACTCGTAAACGTCCCAAAATTCGGCAACCAAAGGATGGTCAGCGCTGATCGCCGCCTGACGTTCCAGGGCCATGCTGGTGAGGGCTTGATGGGTAGTGACACGCTGGTTTTCATCCAGCGGACAAATCAAACAAAGGCAGTCCACCAGCGCCATGATCTGGCTATGGTTCTTGATGATCCGCTCCACACGGATCTCCTTCAGTTGGCGCAGACGCTGTTCATGTACCGCCACGCGCCCGGCAAACTTCGCCATGACCTGGGCTTCGGCCCGCACAGCCATCAGCAGGAAGTGGCTGAGCTGTTCCACCGGGATCAAGTTCAGGTTATCCGCGGCGGCACGGCTCTCGGTGGTCACCGCAGGGCGAGCAAAGTGAGTTTTGATAATCCGGGTCAAGATCGCCTCCGACGCGCTGACGTCGGCGTTCTGGCTGATGGCGACGACACCTCGAAACGGTGGCTCGTAGGTTTCGTTACCACTGGTTTTCATCCCCCGAGTGCCGAGGGTGCCGCCGCCAAAGAAGTCTTTCAGCTCGTCCCAGTCAAAGCCCTTGGCATGCGCCTTGTCCGGCTCGTTGCGGTCGCCCTCGATCAACACCACCGGCATGTTGGAAACTTGGCCCATGGCCCGCTGGCGGCCTGCACGTGTTGATTTCGAAGGGTCGAAACCTTCGTGTTCTCGGCCCAGGAGCTTCCAGAGAAAAGTCAGCAGCGTTGTCTTGCCGGCACCGGCCTCGCCCGTCACTTCCAGAAAGGGAAACGACTTGTACTGTGCGCGAATCTGTTCGGCGAACAACGAGCCAAACCAGAACGCCAGTGCAACGATTCCCTTGGCGCCGAAACATGTCCAAAGCATGGGCAACCAGTCGTTGCGGTACTGCTTGGCGTCACGCTGGATATGCATCGCAATCGACTTCTGCAGCGTCTTGAGTCGCAGCTTGTCGAACTCAAAAAAGTCTTCTTTGTTGACCTGGCTGACGATGCCATTGCGCACGGCAATGTCGCCGAACACATAGGCCCCATGCTCCTTGCTGTAGCCCACATAATCGATGGTCGCTACAGTTTTCAGCCCATAGAGCTGGTCCTTCATGATCTTGTCGAGTTGCTGCCCGCTGCCCGTGAACACCGCGCCGGCAGCCATGCTGAGCAGGCGCTTCTTGAATTCGCTGGCGGCGGCGACCTGACCGCCCGTGAAGGTGTTTTTTACGCTGCCGCCGTCGTGCGGAAAGTCCACGCGGAAGTAGTACCAGGACTCGTCAGTTACTTCGTTGCGCTGGAAGTACAGCGCCTGAGGGTAGCAGTTGGCGATTTCGACAACACCACCACATTGGCGCAGTGCCTTGTCACGACGTTGCTTATCGTTAAGCAACTGGTCTTCGTGGCGCTCCGAAGACTCCAACGCCTGCATGGCCTTGTTGAACTTCTCCAGGTCCATCTTGAACCAGTACAGCCGGCTCTCGAACTCGAAGTGAAACTCATAGCGCTCGCGCCATTCGTACATCAGCACGCCTTTCTCGGTCGCGCTTTCGGCGATCAGAAGCGAGCCGTGATAGCGGGCGGTAGCCAAGTCTCTTTTAATTTGCTCGGTGCGCTGGGGCTCGTCATCTATAAAGGCCCAGCGTTGATGCAGGTCATTCCAATCGACCTTGCGGCTGTCAGGCTGAGGGATTTGCGCTGCTTCACATTCATAGCCCAGGGCGCGGGCCTGTCGTACCCATTGTCTGGTGTATTTATGTGCACCTGGCTCGTTGTCCAGGGCCCAGACCAACTTGGGCAACTTGCCGCCGCGCAGTCGTGCCAGCTCTCTCAACGATTCTTCGGGAAACGCGTTGGACGACATAGACGACACCGCTGCAATGCCGTTATGCACCAGAGCGACAGCGTCGAAGATCCCCTCGACAATCCACAGCTCGGCGACGTCCAGCAACTCGACGCAAGGCGGACACCACCAAACGCCGCGAGGACTATCGCCAGGCTTGAACCGAGCTTTCATCTTGCCGAAGCGATGCGGGCGATCGATCAACCGTTCCCAATACCCCCCTTTATCCAGAGCGAAGCGGACCGTAGTGCTGCCTTCGTTCAGCTCTCGGCAATAGTAGGACTCTTGGCTAAACCAGCCCTGAATCAGCTCAAGCCGAAACCCACGGGCAAACTCCAGATAGGCTCGAGCTGTGGCGGTGGGATATTGATCGCAAGAGGGCGCTCGCCGGCTCCAGTCATCGAACAGATCCTCATACAATTCCTTAACGTGCCAGCGCTTCGCACATTTGCTTTCGCGTCCGCAAATGATCAGCCACGGTTTTGAAACCTGGGTATAAAGCTCTTTTTGTCCACAAGCTGGGCACTTGCCGCCGCGCCAATAGACGTCGCTGTGCCGCGCCTTGAATCCATAATCGTCCTTGAGCCGTTGAAGCACTTCAGCCCGTAGCGTTTCTGACTGTTCCATGTCGCACCAACTGATGGGCAATACAAACCCAGCCCTACGGTCGAGTAGGGTTGAGTCAATGATTAAGGTTTAGAGCGAAGTAGGGTGGTCGAGGCCGGACGCCGCGTGATGCTCAGTCCAGGCTAACTGCACCAGTTTCATCGCAATGCCGGACGGCACCTCAAGTGCAACGATCAGATGGCGGATACAGTTTTTGAACAACTGATCTCCATCGGTAAGATGTTCTGCTTGGTGGCGAGCCAGATAGGCAAGGGCGGCCTGTTGCATGCTGCTGCGGTAATCAAGCGAAATAGGCTGGGTATCGTTCATTCAGTCCGCTCCATCCTTGAGTGGGGGTAATAGTTCGAGTTGAGCGACGTTCGTTGTCATCGCCTCACGACGTAGCGCAACATCTGCCAAAGGCAACTTGACCGACGGGTTGGCCATCCCGCTGGGGCTCATCTCGTGTGTCATTTCAAACTCGGCGCGAACAGACCAACCGCAAGCCTCGTTAGTGCATTGCAAGTAAGCAATGCGAAGAAAAATATGTGTGCCCTCACTGGTGCGGATGCGCATCCGTGATTGGCAATGGGGGCAGACCAATTTGTAAGTGCTCACGGCGGCGTCCTTGCGCGGGGGCTGATGAAGTGATGATTGTCGGCACAATGCCGAACTTGATACCCAATAACACCGCAGCCCGATGGGCTTCGCCGCGGCGTCCTTTCTTCCGACCATTCAGCAGGTCGCTGACCAGGTTGCTGTTCAGCGAGTTCTGACGAGAGAACTCCGCGATGCTGATACCTTTTCGATCAAGCACCGCTCGGGCTTGCTCGGGTGTGAGAGGGGCGGGCATAGTGTCCATTCGTGGGCATCCGTGTTGATTTGGTGCAATTATGCCCAAAGATTTGTGCCTGTGAAGGGTGAAAGTTTGAAAAGTTGTGCATCTGAAAATGACATGGACGTTGGCGTGGGTGAACGCTTGCGTGAAGAACGGACGCGGCTGGGGCTCAACCAGGAGGCCTTCGCGCAACTGGGTGGCATCACCCGCAATACCCAGGGCAGCTATGAAAAAGGCGAGCGAAACCCTGATTCCGTCTACCTTACGGCGGTACTCAAGGCCGGCGTCGATGTGCAGTACGTCTTAACTGGAAGGCGGACGCAACCTGCGCTCGAAGGCTTGAACGAGGCCGAAGAAGTGCTGCTGCACCAGTTCAGAACGCTGTCTGACTATGACCAAAAAGCTGTGCATCGCATCATCAGTGCGATGGCTGTAGCTCCCGGCCTTTCCCGTCCCGAGAAATAACTAGTCGTATTTAAACGATTAGTTACGATGGATTTCGGTTTTGATTTCCCACACGGCTAAGTAACGTTGCGCACGCAATGCACTTAATGGAGTAGTGGGCATGTTGGATCAGGATGAGAAAAAGAACATTGGCGTGGAGAAGAGCGACCGCGAAAATTCTGAGCTGACACGAGATGAGTGGAATCTTCTTACATGGTACAGGGAGTTGTCTGATACAGATCGGGGTTATATAAGGCACGTTGCAAGGACGCTTGCGTGCGCTCCATGATCTCAAATATCGCAGGGGCCTGAGAAAGGTTGTAATTTAGCTGATGAGTTTGTTGTAGTTGAAGCTGGCAAGGTAGAGGATCTCGGCTGGGCAGAGACCCTCTACCTACGGCTATGCGGCATCCTAGTGCCGCTCAAAAATCACCGTGCTTCTCCAAGACGGACGTTACGGAGCTTTGACGTTATTTCAGGTGCGCTTTTCCCCGGGTAGTGTTGATCAATCACTGCATCGAACTGGATCATGGAGCCTACTGCTGCCAGTTGAATGATCTGCTCGGTAGATAGATCAGGATTGGCCTTCACGAAAGCCAGTGCCATATCGTACTGAATTCCAATTGCTACATGGCCATTGGTCATCCTCGGTTGTTCAACATCTTGTTTTTTCTGCCCATAGGGTTTTCTCTGTAGAGGCAGTTTTGGCCGTCTCACGAAAAAGCCGCGCAATGCGCGGCTTTCAAGATGGTGGGCCCACACGGACTCGAAGCGTGGACCAAAGGATTATGAGCCCAACTACAGGTCTAAAACCCATTGGACCTTATCGCACTAGCCTCTTTTTAAAGGAGTATTTGGGAGAGATTTGACCTGTGTTTACGTCAAGTGTGGACGTTTTTGACGGGTTGTAACCATCAGCTCAAAGCCATCCACAAAGGGTTGGGGTACGTCATTCTCGAATAAATGCAACGTCCTTTGAAATCTCAATCAATTGAATTTTTCCAACTTTCAACTCCTTTATGCACCCGATTACATACTTGGAATTAACATTTCCTAGTAAGTAGCAAGGTTCATTTTTGTATTGCTCTCCTATCGCTTTGGGGAATCTTATTTCGGTTTTTGATATTGAGGTCGCCCAAAGTTTTCCTAGGTAGGTTGGTGTGATATATAAGGCGCACGTGGCTCCGATTAAAAAACCGACAAGAGCTGCTTTGCTGATTTTTTTGTTTATTGTGATTTCGAAGGCGGCGTGCGCTATTAAAATCCCGGAAGCCAGATAGAGGATGTATGAAAGAAATTTCGAAAATCTATAGCTGTTGTACCAGTGTTCATTCCAGCCATCTTGAGGGATGAATTTAAAATAAACTAAGCTTGTGATTATTAGTATGAATGTAATTAGTTTGATGGCTACCATCGTTCTAGAGGAGAAGATATAAGCGCTGGCTGCTGCGGCCACGCCGACCATTGCCATTGGTTCCAGTCCAGCACGTATAATGTCTTGCGTCACCAAAAAGTCAATGACCCAAGTAGCATTGATGGCATCATACATGGCAATCAGCTTAACGAAGCCAGCTATATAGGCGAATGCAGAAAGACCGACAATGGAACTACCAAATTTGCTCAGCCCTTCTAGGAGGTTGCCCGGCGCCGGAGGGGCGTTTAGCTTGTTCATGAAAGCTCCAAGAAAGAGCGCTGGCCGTCGTTGACCAGCGCGATATAACTATACGTTACCTATCCATTCGACTCCATAGACTTTGAAGCGTTTCAGCTCTCCTCTCCCTGTCAGAATTCTAGAGGCATTTAATGAGATTTTTCCATCCAGCCCTCTATTTCGGTCATGGCTGGATTTAGTAAGAAATTCTTTTTCCACAGGGCTGACATCATCATCTAGGTCGAATGGAATAGTTCTATTTAGGTCGTCTACGAATATCCGGCCGTAACCGCTTAATATATTGTATTTGGTAACGTTGCCCACAATTCCTTCTTCAGCCTCACCCTCATCACGTATAGAAACGTAGGCCATAGTAGTGTGGTCTAATCTGATAATTTCTCCAACTCTAGGGCGTGAGATCGATATTTCCATGTCAACAGCATTCTGAATCGGGCGGTGTAAAGAGGCCATTGGGGATTCCAAAGCAACTCCTATCTCCCCTATGAGTGGTTCGACACGGTCCTCTAGACGTTTCACAAACGGTGTCTCTGGTTCGTATTCTCCACCTATAGCTTCAGCCCATGTCCATTTTAGGAAGTCCCAAAAAGCTGGGACAATCACACTGGCACCAATGAACTGTACCACCGGGTCAGTGAAGACAATCGTAACCAGCTCTTCAAAGCTCCCGTTCTTTGGAGGGTGTAAAAAAACTTTGGCGCCTTTTACCCGTTCCGCTCTTTTTCGAATTTGTCCTTCATTTAAAAAGGCATGGGTAGTCACAGAGAGGGCACGTGCTAGTCCGAGGGTTGAAACGCTGGCGTCATAAATATCGAGCAGTCCTTGATCGGCGCTCGCGCCACTGTACGAAATTTTAAAATTGAGTTCTTTCACATGTACCTCGCATCCCTGAGTTTTGGCGGTGCGAAAGCAGTGGCCTTTCGCCATTCCTACTCTAGCTGCAAAAAACGAAAAGCCCAGCCTACATAAGCGTTTTTTTGAGTATTTCGAGGAATCTCTGGTTTCTTATTGACGAAGGATTTTTGGACGGTTACTGGACGGAAATAGCGGAATCACCGTGTTTTAACACCGTTATGTAGGTCTCAGTAGGGTAGCCACCGGTACGTTGAGTTTGGTCAATACCCGTGTTTCAGACGTTCGACGTATCGAGCTGTCGCCACGGTAAGCAAGGGAGCCGCAAGGGCCCTGGCGCTTCACAGGCGCTTAAAGAATTGGTTTTATGAACATTGATCTACCGAGCATTACCGGACAGCAGGCTTTCGTGTTCGAGGCGGCAACGAAGGGGGGCGTGGCGCAGCTCCAAGCCAACCTGAAGGCACCGAGACTGCTAGGGCAAACCGAGGTGCACGAAAGCCAGTACTCGAGTACCCATCTGCTGACCGAGCAGGAGGGGTGGGAGCCACCGTACCGGGATCTGATCGGCGCATATTTCCGGCATTTTCAGGCACTTTTTTTGGCCTATAACACCGATGCCAAGTTGGCGACGCTGTTGGGGCTGTCATCGGATCGTCGGGTGAGGGCTTTCAAAGATGGCAGCAAGGCGCCGTCCTATGGGGGTTGGCGGCGCTTCCTCGTGCTGACGGGCCGTGTACAGGAAATTATTCCCGTGCTGGCATTTATGGCTTAGAGGCTAGAGTAAATGCCCCAATCGTCGGAGTGACGACCCAGTATCAAAGCACCAGCAGCACTCGTCCTGGCTGCCATGAGGCGGCCGCCGGTTAAGCTGTGCAAAGAGTTAAGAAGTTTCAGGTAGAGCCTGCAAAGGGGGCTGTGGTCGCAATGACCACACCCTAGTCTTAGGTATCCATGAAGTTCATCAGTGTGGGAGCAACGTATTACCGGAGCGGCAGCATTAACGTGATAGGCGAAAGCCCAGGGCACGGTATAAACCCAGCATATTTGGCATAGAAGTCTGATAGCCGCTCATTAAGCGGATGCACGATCATGGCGGTAGAACCAATGGTGGCGGACGCCGTGATCGCCCGCTCGATCGCATCCTGCAGCAGGTCAATCGCAAAGCCTTGGCCTTGAGCCGCTAACGTAATCCCCATCCGACCCAACAGTGTTACGGGATGCACGCTTGGCGAATTGCGTTGATGGCTCTTTGGGACAACGTTTTCCCGGGCGATCGATCCGCTGGATAGGGTGTAGTACCCCATCACGACAGGCGTATCCTTGCGGCAGACCACATAGACCACGGCCTGTTTTGCCGCCTGAGCTTTGCGGGCTTGCCTTTGAAGGTAATCGTTGATCGACGCCACGCCAGAATCGAATTCATCCAGGATGTGTTCGTCGTTCAGCTTTTCGGGAGCTCTCAGCTCCACCGTTTGGGCCTTTCGAGAAGTTGATGTAGGCACTCGTTACCTCGAATCGGGTTGGCTTCCATTGCCTGTTCAAATGCGTCAAATGCAACGTCGTCGAGAAGGAACAGACGCTTATCCAGAATGACTTCCTCTGCTTTCTGACAAGCAGCTTCCAGGATAAAGCTGGTTCGATCACGACCGGACATAGCAGCTGCCAGATCGATCAGGTTCCGTTTTTTTTCGTCCGCTCTCATGTTGATGGGAACGGGTTTTGACCTTTCAACACTTTCAATATTTACGGACATGTGATTTCCGCCTTGGATACGTCTCAGTACTGCGCTTAATATGATCTCTCGTTCGAAAGATCTAACATTCAAATTGAAGCCGTGATTCGGCTCCAAATGAATGCTACACCGTTGTATAGCTATTGTCTACACGTGTGTATCGATTGGCTATACGCTCTGTCTCCCTAACAACCCCCGTCCAACCCACTCCGCCACCTGCGTAACAACGGCATTTCCGGCACTGAAAGCCTCCGCAAGGTTGGCCGCATCCAGTCCGAGGCAAAACCCATCATCTTCAGCCGCTCGCTGCCGCTCAGCCATCTGATCCCATCCGTTCGCGTGAGCGACGAAAGTGGTACAGCCCAAAGCGATTTGGGATCCGGCCTTGTTTGCCAATAGAGTATTGGCAGCCCAGGCATCCGCGGGGCGTGGCCAGCGGATCGAGCGAGACGCTGGAGGTATTGCGTCCACTGGCGCGGCGTCAGCCAGGAACTCGAAGGGGGGCATGCGTCGATAACCTGCGACCAGGAATATTCGACGACGTTGCTGGGGGACTCCGAAATATTGAGCATTAAGCACTCGCCAAAATCCCACATACCCGCAGTCCGCAAGGGCCCGGATGACTGTCTCAAAGTCATGGCTATCGTTGACAGCGAGCAGGTTAACGACGTTCTCAAGGACCACCCAGCCAGGTTGTATCTCTTTGAGGATACGTATGACTTCCCAGAACAGGCCGCTGCGTTCGCCGCGCAGGCCTCGGGTGTCTTGGTTGCTCTCCCGACATCCGGCGATGCTGATGTCCTGGCAGGGAAAGCCAGCGGTGAGGACGTCGACAGGGGAGAGGTTATGGGCGCCGCACTGGCGCACGTCTTCGAACTGGCGTGCATGGGGAAATCGATCGGCAAGCACAGCCCGGTTGATGGGGTTGAGTTCAACTTGCCAGGCGCTGCGGTATCCCGCGTTTTCAAATCCGACATCAAAGCCTCCTATGCCTGCGAACAGGCTGCCAAGGGTGGGTTGCTGCATTCATGAACTCGTTGTTCTGGATGCTCGCGGCACGCTTGGGGGAGGCTCTGGGCCTTCAGGTGGTTGAGTGTCCGGCAACGCGGGCACTTGATCTGTAATTCCTGGAAGCCGCTGGCAGCGGCGAGTTTGCGGCAGCAGTGGCCGCAACGTATGTCTTGCATGAGGTCGTCCTTGAGCATTGTCCTTAACGTCTTCGCAATATGGGTTATTGCCGTTCTGTCTTCATTCGCTTCCACTCCCGATCAATAGCCCGCTTCGCCGATTGCTCCGTGGCGTACAACCAGTGCAGCCGCTTGGGCTGGCTCTGGTTTCCAACCGTCACGGCCTTTTCCTTCCCAGACTTCCTATCGCGGTAGTAGGCAATGACGCCGGTGAAGTCACCTCTGGTCTCTTCAACCAGAGCCTCAACGGTGTCCTCGGGCAGCTTGCTCTCCAACTCCAAACTGACGGTGTAGCCATTGTCCGCACTCAGGCTATGCAGCACGTTGCCGCCGTACCAAATGATGGCGTCTATCTCTGGCTTCACGCCCTGGAGCGTGTAGGTCAGTTCTGGAATCAGGTCAGGACGTCCCCGGGCCAAGGTGTAGCTGAGGGTCGCGCTACCGCGCTGCAACCGGTTGAATTCAGAGCGAGCGGCGCGCAAGGCAGACTGGCGGTCGCTGTAGGTGTGGCGAAGGTCTTTAAGAATGTCGCCACCACCGGCAATGGCTTCCTGTTTCTTCGCGCTGTTTACCTCATAGAAATACGCACGTACCCCGTCGTAACTGTCACGGTCAGCTTGTAGATAACGGTGTTGGTCGCCATCGGCCCGGTTGAGAGTGATGTGGGGCAAATCTGCGCCGCTGGCGGTCTTGCCACCGCCGGCCGGCAGGCACAACAGGTGTCCGGCTTTGACGGTGACCACGGCGTCGAACTCTTCCCCAAGGCGGCTGATTAGGTTGGCATCCGATTCGCTCGCCTGGTCCAGCTGCAGGATGGGCAACTCGGCCAAGGCACCGGCAACAGTGACGGTGAGGCCGTTGCCCAAAGCGATGTCGCCCAGGACCTCGCCAAGTGTCGTGTTGCTCCAGCTGCGCTCGCGTTTGGTTTTCAAACCCTTGCGAAGATCCGCCGAGCGAGCGCGAATATTAAGTACGTCCGGTGCGCCGCTGTGCTCGGTTTCATCGACGGTGTAGCTGCCTTTGTCCACCAGGCCGGTGTCACTCCAACCCAGCCACAGCCGGATGACCGCGCCTTTAGGCGGGATGGTTAACAGTCCGTCGTGGTCGCTGAGGGTGATGCTCAACTGGTCGGCCTCGATGCCGCGATTGTCGATCAGTTCCAGGTGCATTAGCCTCGGACTGATCAACTGGGCGATGTCCTTGCCATCGACCGTGATGCGGAACGCCGGCACTGGATGGGCGGTATCTTGGCGATTCAGATATCCGGTGACATGGGCGAGAGCAGTATCGATCACAGCAACGCCCTCATGATGCTCACGCCGACACTGGTCGCCGCGCCGAGCAGGTCGATGCGGTCGTCATCGATGCGCTTGAGGCTGAGGCTGAACTCAATCCGACGTGGTGTGCCGTCGCGAAAGAACAGCGTTTTGGTTTCGCTCAGGCTGTCGATAATCCACAACCCATAGATCCGTCCGCTGCCCTCGACCATCGGCCAGGCCTTCCCGGTATTCGCCATCAGGCGCAGGGCGTCGAGGCTCAAGGCACTGCCGGCCAGTTCCGGCAGGATGATGCCAGGCAGGGTGATAATGTCCTCACCGCGCCCGACAAATTGCCTCGCCGGGGCGGCGCCGATGCGTGGGTTGCTCACGTGGCGCCATTCGGTTTGGCGTTGCAGTTCCTGGTAGGCGGCAGTGGAGAGGCTGAAGACGAACATGCCCAAGGCAAGCATCATGGTCGGCTACTCCAGGTCCGAAAGGCGGCTGCGGCGTCGAGCGGCCTTCTCGTTTTGATGCCGTGCTATTTCGGCACGTACAGTGCGGGCGATTGCGTTGGCGTCCATGCCTGGGGTGGTGTGGATGTGAATGGCATAGGTGTCGTGGCTATCAATGTGTTGGGAAGGTCGTGGGCTGATCGGAGCGCGAGTATCGACCGTCAGTGAATCAATCGACGACAACCGTCCTCCGGCAGCGATGAGCTGTTCGCCCAGGGAGGTTATAGCGCCTAGGGGCCCATCGGCGTGCAACGTTAAGCCTTGGACAAGCCCCTCCACCGTGAACCCGCCCAACTCGGCAAATACCCGTGAGGGACTATGGATGCCCAGGGTTTCTTTGAAGGCGTCGATGGTTCGGGTGCCGAGGCGGTCAACCACCTCTTTCAGGCGGCTCATGCCCGCGGTCAGTCCGTTGACCAGGCCGTCGACCATCAACCCGCCGAAGGCGGTAAAGCGGTTGGGCAAGTCGGTGCCCAGGTACTTCATGACAGCGGCGAACGCTTGGTAGATCAAGCCGACCGGGCTGAAATCCGCAAGCACTTTCAAAATGCCGCCCAGCCCATTGTCGAAACCGGTCTGGATTTCGCGCCAAGCGCTGGCTAAATACCCCGTCACCGCGTCCCAGTGTTCATACAGCAGATACGCCGCGCCGGCGATGGCGGTGATTGCCAGCCCAATTGGATTAAGCATCAAGGCACGCCCGACAATGAGCAACGCCCTCGCCACGAATGGCAGCACGGTACGGCCCAAAGTCGACAGCAAGCCAATCAAACCCGGCAGACGAAAACCCAACTGAACCAGGACGAAACGCAGCGCTGCGAACGGTAACAGAACGCTCGCTAACGCCAGTAGCAGCCCGCCGACAGCGACGGCCAGCGCGGCGATAATCGCAACGGTTTTAACGAGCCCAGCCGCGAGTTTGGGATTCTCCCGAGCCCAGGATTTGATGCTCCTGACAAGCGCGGTGATGGACTGAACCAGCTCTCTAAGCGGTTCGTTCTGCTGATCCTGCAATTCAATACCTAGGTCCTGCCAGGCGCTGCTGAGGCTGGTCAGATCACCCTTGAGGTTATCTGCCATAACCTTCGCCGTGCGCGCCGCTTCGCCCTGGCTTTGGCGCAGGTTGGCGATGAGCACCTGCAGCTGTCCAGTGCCTGCCTGTTCGACCAGTTGGGCCATGCCCTTGACCGCTTCTTCCCCGGCAATCGCTTTGAACAGCCCACCTTTCTCGGCGGTGCCCAGGCGATGGGTTTTGCTGTAAATCTCCTTCAAAAGGTCGGGCAGGGGGCGCAGGTTTCCGGCAGCATCGGCTGTGGTGATGCTCAGTTGCTGCAAGGCTTTTTCCGCGCCTTTGGGTGGGGCGGCCAAGCGGTTCATGATCGAGCTGAGTGCGGTGCCGCCCATGCTGCCCTGTAGGCCTGCATCGCCGAGTTTGCCGGCCATCGCGGCGGCCACTTCCAATTCAACGCCATACGTTTTCGCCATGGGCGCGGCGTACTTCATGGTGTCGCCCAGCATTTGCAGAGTGGTATTGGAGCGGGTGAACGTTCCCACCAGCACATCGCCGAGGCGATCCATTTCATCGGCTGTCAGGCCCAGCCCCGACAGGATGTTCGACGCGATGTCAGCGGTCTGAGCCAACTCAGTACCACCTGCCGCCGCTAGGTTGAGCATGCCAGGCATCGCGGCCCGGATGGCGTTGGGTTCGAAGCCTGCCATCCCTAGGTAGCCTTGGGCATCGGCAGCCTGTCCTGCGGTGAATTGGGTGGCGCCGCCCAGCTCGCGAGCTTGAGTGCGCAAAGCCTTGAGCGCATCGGCATGCTCATCCAGACGAGCAATCGCCTGCACCTGGCTCATGCTGGCGTCGAAGTCCACGCCCGGCGATAACATCCGTGCCCCTGCGTACAACACCGAACCGCCACCGGCAGTTGCGACAGCACCTTTGGCGGTCAGCTCGCCGGCGCTGCGTCGTGAAGCATCCAATGAAGCCCGCGCAGTGCTCAGGCGCCGTTGTTGTTCATTCAATGCGGCCAGTCGTTTGTATTGTGTGCTTAGGCTGGCATTGGTGGCTCCGATCTGTTGGCGTAGCTGGCGTTCGTCGCGGGCCAGGTGTCGGGTGCTGATACCCGCGCCGGCCAGTCGAGCACGCAGCGCCTGGAGCTGTTCACCTTGCTTGCGATGTTGTTGCTTAAGCGCCTGGGCGGCCCTGACGGCGGCCTGAAAGTGCTTAGTCATGGCTCGCGTCGGCGCTCCGGTCGCTGCGAACTGTTGGTTGAGGGCGCGGACCTTTTCCCGTGCCGCGTTAAGCGCCTCTTCGGTGCGCAGTGACGCCGAACGCTGAGCACGCCAGGCGCTGATGTCTTGCTGTTGGGCATTGAGCGCCTTGAGGCGGTCACGGGTTTCTTTCAATGCGCGAGCGGTGGCGGTGCTGCGTTTGTCGATCACCTTCAAGGGGCCGCTGGCTTTGTCGATAGCGCCCAGCAGCACGCGCAGTTTTAAGTCATTGCCCATCGGTGATACTCCGCGCCCGGGCGCGCTCGCGCCACGCCATCAGTTCTTGCAGGCCCAACGGGTCCATGTCCGTCGGTGCCCAGTGGAAAACCACGGCCAAGTCGGCCATGGCATCTTCTACGCAGCGAGGGAGGCATCCGCCTTCACCGACTTCTGCAACAAAAAACCAGAGATCTTGCTGCCACAGACGAGCAGGTCGGCGGGGTCCATGCCAGCGGCTTCCGGCGCGGTGATGCTTGGGTTGCTGATACGCGGCAGGATCTTGATCAAGGTCGCCACGTCCATGTTCAACAACTCGACCAGGTGCACACCGCGCAGCTCACCGGCCTGTGGTTTACGCAAGGTGATGCTGTCGATCAGGGTCTTTCCCCGGATGATCGGTGTATCCAGGGTGACGCTGTTGTCATCCTCTGGCGGCAAGGCTGTGAGCGTTTCTTCAGTCTTCATGCAAGTCTCCAAGGTTTAGGGGCAGGTCAGATGCCGAGGGCTCGGCGCTGTTTTTCCAACAGGTCGACGCCGTCCACGATTTCTATGAAATTGAGCAGGTCGATTTCGATGATCTCTTCGTTGTCGACGATCAACTTGTAATAGCTGCAGGTGGTGGTGATGCTGTGTTCGGTGTCTTCACCGGGTTGCGCTTCACCCATCTCAATCGACTCATGGCGGCCGCGCATCACGATCTCCACGGCGCTGACGGCCTCGGTGTCGTCCTGCTGAAAAGCGCCGCTGAAGCGCAAGGCAATGCCCGAAGCGTTGACGGCACCGAATTGTTTGAGGGCGATCAGATCCAGGCCGCCGGTCTTCCATTCGAACTGAATACCGTCGTCCGAGAAGCCGAGATCAGACTTGACCGGGCCGTTCATACCGCCGCCGCGATAGCCTTCCATCTTGCGGCCGAGCGGGGGCAGGGTGACGGTCTTGACCACGCCCAAGTAGCTGTTGGCGTCGTTGAACAGATTGAGGTTCTTGAGTTTGCGGGGCATGGCCATGGCAGGGCTCTCCGTTGCGCGGTTCAGCTATTGATCTTGTTGGCGAAGTCCATCAGATAGCGGTCGGTGATGCGCTGGCGCAGCGTGAGGTCTTCCAGCGGTGGGACAGGGGTGTAGTCATAATCGAGGAACAGCTGGCCGGCCTTGAGGGTGTTCTTGCCGTTGGCGTCGTCTGGAAACCAGCACTTGCCACCGATCAAATAGCCCGTGCCGATCAGCTCGCGGAACTTGGCATTGACCTCTTCGATGAGGTCGCGCACCAGGGACGCATGCAGCGGCTTATCAACCGCCCACATGTGCGCCTCGGCCATGGTGTCGGCGAGGATCTGTGCCGTGCGGGTGTAGTTCTCGAAGGCGAACAGAGGGTCATTGCTGGTGGTGCGGCTGCCCCAAAAGCGAAAGCCGCCCTCGTTGATGAGCGTGGTGACTTCATGGCTGTTGAGGTAGTTGGCGTCGGTGGCCGGGTTTTGCAGATCCCAGAACACGTCGGCGCTGATGCCGGTCACGCCGTTGACGGCAACGTTGGACAGGGTCTTGTGCCAACCCACTTCCTGATCGATCTTGGCACGCAAACCCAAAGCGCGGGCCACGGCCGAGGCGGTCACCGTGGCGTTGTTGACGGTGTTCCAATTCTGGAATTCGGGCCAGATGACCATCGCTTCACGGGCGCCGAAATTGGCCCGGTAAGCGACCACCTCTTCCTTGGTTTTGCAGCCCCAGGCGCTGACGTAGGCGAAGCCGCGTACCTGCTGAGCGATAGACACCAGGGCGGTGGCCACCGGCAGGCTGTCCAGGCCTGGCACACCCAGGATGCGCGGCACCATGCCGACGCGGGCCTTGGTGGTGAGCAGGGCTTTCAGGCCGGTGTATTTGCCTTCGGCGGTGGTGGTGCCGATCAGGGCGCTGGTGGTCTCTTCCTCGGTGGCGCCTTCCTTCACGCGCACGACAATGGTGTAGGGCCTGGTCTGGTCGGCGATGGCCTGTAGGCTAGACGCCAGGGTGCCCGTGGTACCGGCTTTGCCGATGGCGGTTTGAACGTTGGTTAGCAGGACCGGCGTGTCGAAGGGGAAGACGCCTGCATCGGCGTCGTCGGCCGTGCAGACCATGCCGATGACCGCGGTGGGGATGGAGCGAATGGGGCGGGTGCCGTCGTTGAGTTCGATGACCCGCACGCCATGGAGATAATCGGTCATGGGGTGCCTGTGCAGTGTTTGAAATGACACTGCACAGGCTGCCGCGCTTGCACCGATTGGGCGAGCCAATGGCCTTGTAGGCAGGGGGACTACAAGCCTCGGCTAGCCCTTTCGGTCACGACCCCATTGCTAACGCGGATCGACGATATCCAGCGCACGATTGGCCAGCAGTTCACTCACCTCGATGACTTGCTGGATACCCATCGCAACATGTCGGCGAGAACCTTCAAGATCGAATGCCAGATCGCTGATCATGGCATTGGCTGACGCCAGGTTTTCGCTGAGGTTGGCGAGTAGGCTTTCAGTATCGATGCTTTCGACGACAGTGAAGAGCTGATCCGCTGCTGGTTCTTTCTTGGGTTTGGCCTGTTCCGGCTTCAAATAATAATTAAGCGCCCGCTCAGTGGCTTCGTGGAATTTTTCCGGATCGAGGCTTGAGTAGGAAGAGGTGGGATCTGATTCCGGGGGATTGGGTGTGACCTTGAACATGGTGAATCTCCTGACCTGATTGGGCCACCATGACTTGTCGCTAAGCAAGTTAGGGTGGCGGCTGTACGCAGGTTAGCGAACCGGGGGCACAGGAGCCCGGCAGACCCAAAGGTCTCCCGCGCACAGCCACCATTTCAACAATCGCAGATTGGAATATCTGCAATGAGATCAGGAGCGCTGATGCAACCGTACCGATTCGGGTCGCTAAACCCGATCACTGATGAGCAGTGACGGAAACCAAGCTACCGGTACGGACCAGGGCACACAAGCGGGCGGATTCTGTCTTAGTTGTAGGCAAAGGCGCAAGGTAACGTAGCCTTGGGACGGGGATGTGGTGTTTCCGAGTATGTAGCTGTAGGGCTCGATACCTATCATCGTGTGAACATAAAACAGATTGATGTTTATTGGCTCTGCGCAGCCACCCATGTCGGTGGCGAAGGGCGATGTTCCGAGCTGGGAAAACCGGGTGCTACGGGCCAGTCTCGCAAGGCCTGGACGTAGTTCAGCAGCTCTGTTGATTGCTCGTCGGTGAGGGTTGTTGGCCTGGCAGAATCCACCTCGTCACGGTGGCGTTCGCGCAGCCAGCGCAGGCTGTTGAATTGAGAGTCTCGCCAAAGACGCTCAATGACTGCCAAATGCTCCTGCGTCAACGGAGGTGGATCGATGAGAATCGGCAAACCTGTGGCGTCATGGCTACGCACTTTGCCTGGGGTGGGATTACCGATCACCCGCTCATAGCATTCGTCTGAGATCTCCACTGCGTCCGATGGGATGTCTGAGTGAAGGCCGACGATGTAGCTGGTTCCAGTACTTTTACTGTATTTGCGCATGTTCATCTTCCGATGCAGATTAATTCAAACCCAACCTTCACATCCGGTGCAGCAACGCCCGAGCTGCTAATGGAGCGTGCCTGTAAGTCCAAACCCTTGAGAGAGTTATTGTGGTGATTAACGATGACCCCAACCTTCGAGGAAGTTATTACTGAGGCCCCATAGAATGTTTCAGGAAAGGCTATTGGCAAGGTTACAGGAAGGTTAGGTACTCCCTCTGTGATGACGCCGTTGGTCCATTGAATGATGAGTCTGCCGAGCCAAGAAGGGAAAATGATGTAGCCGTTTCTATGAAATGCTGCGTCAAAACCCCATCGCATCGTTTTCGGCGATACCGCAACGGTATCAAGCTTCCCGGCATCTACTTCTGACTGGGTAGCCAATCGTCTGGGCGCATCGTTTTGCGTCACTTGCCGAAATGTCAGTGGTGTGGTGTTCAACTCAATGACGTCGTCTGTAATCAACTGCCAGATCGTGTTGGCTTGGACAGTGCCTTGCTCGATGGACACAACGAGTGACGAGGTGACCTTGGCGCCGCTGTCGGCATCCGGGGCTCGTCGCCAAGCCCCTGTAGAGGCTATGTAGAGGCCGTTTTCCTTGGCCGACTTTTGGTCTTTTACCAACACGCGGTCGCCTGCAATCACTGTCACACCATCAACTTTTTGAAGGCCCGTCAGCTTGATATTGGTCGTGGTGGCTAGGCGAGCTGACTGCTTATGATCGAGCTTGTGTAGCTCTTCTTGGATCTTGTTATCCACATACTCGCGAGTCGCAAGCACTACCGAGGGATCGATCTTCAACTGAATATTCGCGGTCCCAGTGGTGATGATGTGCATCCGCACCACCTGGTTACGACCGGTGCCTTGTGTCAGCAGAGGTTTATAGCTGGGCGCTGCATTTCCAACGGCGCAAAACACGCCGTCTTTGTCTTCAAGCGCCAACTCGCGCACCCACCAGCCGCCGACATCAGGCGGCAGCACCACCTCAGCGATCAAAATGTTTGGGTCCGTTGGGGAAACACGCAGTTGATTAAGTTGGGCGCGATAGACCTGGTTGATCAATTGTGTTTGCGTCGGGCTCGGCACCGGGTCGGTGCCATTGGCATCACCGATCAGCATGTACTTTGGCTCCCAAGGAATTCCAAGGGCTTCGCAATTGGTTTTCTTGGCCGCGCCAAGCTCGGTCAACATACCGCCGAAAAGCGTTTTCTCATTCACCATTGGGATACACGTCCAATTCATCGAGGGTGTAAATGCTCAAGTTGCTGTAGGCCTGGATGTCCACGTTGATGTCGGGATTGCTCCAGGGATACACGTCAATCTCATCGCCGTCGTAAAGGGCGACGCCGACGAAGGCGTCCAGTTGGGTTTGCAGAATGATGTCGAGGCCGATCAGGTGCCGGGTCAGAGGCTTGGCGTCATCGATGAGCCATACCAGCTCTTGGTACATTGCTTCGGTGATACCGCTTTCGAGCACGCCTATTTTCAGCGTGAAGGTTGCCCGAGGGCCTTCCGGTTCGGTCTGCCACCACTCGACGATGTCGATCAAATACCCCAACGGCTCGACGACACGGCGCAGCGAGCCGAGGGTGCCTTTGCGCGAGTGGATGTAGTACGCGCTACGGATGGCGGCACGTTTGGCCGCTTCGCTCCACTGACTGTCCCAGCGGTCGACTGAGAAGGCCCAGGCCAGATAGGGCAGTAGCGGCAATGGGCACAGGTCGGGGTTGTACAGGGCGCGCAGTGGATTAGGGACGCGCTGGATCTGGGCCAGTGCCTGCGCTGCTTGCCTCTCCAGCGATGTCGAATTGCTCGGGAGCAGCGGCGTGTCGGCCATCATTCAACACCCCATGCCAGCTCAATGCTCGTGCAATACGGCGCCTCGTAGGGCGTTGCGACGATATCGACCCAATCCTGCAGCACGACTTTGCGCACGCCCTCGACATGCAGCGAGGCGTGAATGACCGATTCAGACACTTCCAGGCCCAAGCGACGTCGCTGGTGCACGAAGCTGAATAGCTTCGCGTTTGCTGCCGTCATACTCAGCTCGTTTTCAGGTCCGAAGGATGATGGGAACAGTCTGGCCTTGACCTGGTACTGGATGATCTTGGCGCTTTGCACGGTCAATCGGTCGCCTACAGGGCGTCGGTCGTCGTCACTAAGGTAGGTTTTGACGGCGGCGAGCAGGGCAGGTGGGGCGCTGCCATCGCCAAGTATCGATTGCACCGTCACCACCGCCTCAGCCGGCAATGGGCTCTCGGCAGTGGCATCAGCGACCTGCCCGTGAGCCGACCGGGCATGAAAGATGTAGCTGTTGCGCGGGCCCGCGGTGCTTAATCCTTCCCACGCCATCTGCGCCCGTTCCCGCAGGCTGTCGTCACTCTCCATCTGCAACGGAATCGGTGGTATGGCAGACGGCTTGGCGGCCTGAATGACCAAGCGCCTGACGTTGTAGTTGGCGGCCAGGTTGTCCAGGTCGGTGCCTCTGGCGAGGGCGAGCATATTTGCCGTAGAGGCTTCATTGACCCGTTGACGCCAGACCATTTCGCGGTAGGCATTCTCCTGGAGCAGTTTGGTCAACGGCTCCGATTCCAGGTTGAGGCGCGCAGCAATCTCGGCGCGCTCTTCGACGGGCCATAGGCTGATGGCATAGGCCTTGCGCTCGGCGAGGATCTGCTCGTAATCGACCTGTTCGACCACCTGCGGCGCCGGAAGCTGGCTCAGGTCGATGGCAACAAACGAACTCATGCGCTACCCCCTAAGTGCAGGGGCACGCTCAAACTCAGCGGCTGATTGCTATCGACAATACTGCCTTCGATGTCCAGTGACGCCTGGCCTTGCAACGTGGTGCCTAGAAACTGCACGCGGCTGAGGCTGATGCGCGGCTCCCAGCGCATCAGTGCGATAACCGTGGCGGCGTATACCTGCAAGCGGGTGGTGTCGTTGAATGGATGGTCCACCAGGTCGGGTAGGAGGCTGCCGTATTCGCGGCGCATCACACGGGTGCCGAGGCGGGTGCTGAGGATGTCGCTTATTGATTGAGCGATGTTTTCTTCAGCGGTGAGGGGCGCGCCGGTGTATCGGTTCATACGGGCTTCCCCGTCATGCCACTGCCAGGCGTGACGCCGCTGTGCGGGTGGTTTACCAGGCTGATGCCGGCTGCAATCACGTCCTTCGAGACTGTGATCTTTCCGGTGACTTTCTGGTTGCCGGTTTGGGTGTAATTGCCCTTGTGCGTGATGTCGCCGATCAGGTTGATGCCGCCGGGGCTGATCAGAGTGGTGCTGCCGCCATCGGTGAGGGTGGCGTTGAGGTGGTGGGCGATGCTGTCGTACTCAATCACCGTGCCGTCGCGGTAGGTGTAACGGTGCAGGCCTTCGCGGTCGCCGTTGGCTGGGAGGTGGTCGCTGAATAGGCCGGTTAGGACGACGCCGTTGGCGAGTTGACCGGAGGGGCTGAAGAGCAGGATCTGTTCGTTTTCTGTCGGAGGGTTCCACTCGCGGTCGGCGCCGGCTCGTAGGGCGATCCAAGGTAGCCAGGTAGTGGTGAGGCTTCCAGTTTTTACTCGCACGCGTGGGGGCTTCATCTGGACGGCGGCTATGGTGCCGTAGCGGATGAGGTTTTCGATTAGGCGGGTGAGGGTGGCTAGATCGTTCATGGCGCCAATGGTGGCGCCAAGTTTACGAGGTCGCAGCTTTGATGAGGTGTAAGCCGGTGCCTTACAAACTAGCTCGTCGAGTTATGTGTTTGGTTTTTTTGATTGGCGATTATATTTTTTATTTGTTTAAGGCCCTCGTTTGCATTGGCGTATACTTTTTCATTAGCAAGTATAGTGCCTGAAGGGGAAAGAATTTTGAGCCAAGCATCTTCAAGACGATTATCTTGTTCAATAAGGCCTTTTGCATCGTCTTGAGATATTGGGAGAAGTGCGGAGATGAAGTGCTCGGCTATTAAATCTTTTGTTTCCTCCAGTCTCAGATATGCTCCGAGTGCGTAATCTAAGTTGCTGAGAGTGATGTTTTTGTTGTCGTATATAACGATGAATATGAGTTTTTTTTCGGTTTTCGCAGCACTTGTTGCGCTAGATAGAGAATTGTGTGGTTGGTGCTTAAATAGTTCTTGTGCTACCCCAGGCAGAGCGGTGCCTTCAGCTAGAGATCGAACGCCTCGTATAAATAAGGTGCGGATTCTATCTAGGAACTCATTGGAGTATGCAGGTGATGTTACGCTGGTGCGGTAGAAGGATTCATTGTTTACGTATATTACTAGTTCTTCGCCAACGACTTTAACTAAAAAAACTGGGGCAAATCTTTTTTCTTGGGTGGTGATATCGCAGAAGCCTAATTGTAAGCGCATTCCATGTTCGAAGTTGACATGGCCTGTATACCAGATTTTATAATGAGGGGTTAACTTTTCGAGTAGGCTTGTGTGAATGTTGCGGATTTGGCTAATAGCCTGGTCGTAAAGCCTTTTATCTCGCAGTTTGTCCTTATTAGCCTGCCTCCCGAGTATTTCCTCTATGGCTTCCCAGTCATCGTCAGGGGTATTGAGGTCCGCTCTTTTCTCCATTAGGCGACTTAGTGAGTTTCGCATGTCGCCCGCAGATGCGAAGCGATCACTAATCATCTGAGCAAAAGTATGATCGAAAAAAGTTAGTAGTCTCATGGCTGCATTCCCGGCAGTTTTTTTAAGTATCTCAGCCACTCCGGGGCGTTGATGCGGCATTTGAAAGTCCGTGTTGAGTAATGTAGCTGGATGTTGCGCTGTCAATAAATAAAAGAAAATTCCTCCTAGAAAAGCTAGATCGGTTCGTGTGTCTTGTTTTGTTGGACTTCCTACAGATAGTTCAGGGAGTCGAAGAAAACGGTTGCCGAGTTCTTGTCCATGCTCAGTTTCAAAGTTTTGTAAGGTTTCATCTTTGTAGGCTAGTCCGAAGTCAAGTATGAAAGGCTCGGAGATTTTGGAGTTGCGTAGAATGATATTGTCAGGTTTTATGTCTCGATGCACCCAGCCTTGCGTATGGAAATGTTCTGCCGTATCAATTAGATTTGACAAAATTATTGCGGATTCTTCTAGTGTTTTCGGGCCTGTGCTCTCTATCCAGTCCGTCATGGTTGGCCCAGGGATGAACTCTGTAATTATATATAGTGTGTATTCTAAGTTTTTATGCTCGTGTGCGTTACTTTGTAAAAGACGCGGCGTAAGAGGGTGCAAGCATGTATCATATGCCGTCGCCTCACGAGAGAATCGCGCTCTTCTTTCCATGTCCTTTGGTTTGTTGAGTACTTTTAAACAAGCTATTTCTTCTGAGCTTTTTCTTCGTACCTTACTCACGGAGCCTTGACCGCCAGAGTCAATTTTCTCAACTAGTTCCCACTCCGTCTTCCAAGTTTTATGATCTGTCCATACGTTCATTTTAAATGCTCAGTCGAGATTGCTTATTTTGATAAGCGGAGTTTGCCATGTTTAAACGAATGGCTGTAGTCTTTTGCGCACCTGGCCTTGAAGAGTACTAGCTTAGCTACGGTCGGTCGGTCGGGCAAGCTGGCGCGCTATCTAAGGTAGTACGCGACAACTTCAAGAATTGAAATGTACTAGCAAGCTATCACGGATCAGATCCAGCTCCGTTCGAGTAAACCCTAGCAACCCCCGTGTTTCATATTTTATGACCGGCGCGTCGTGTTCCGCTCGGTCCTTCAGCCCATATTGATGCACCTTGGCAATCCAAGCTATGTGTCCCATAAACCCAACACTGATAACATTGCTGTCGCTCTGTGATTTCAGGAAGCTTGTCGTGCGCAGCTTCTGAAACATCAGCACCTTCCGTCTTACTCGTCCTTGTTTTCCACGTAGGTTGCGTTGCTTACGGGGCGCATACTTGCTTTCGTCTGGGTTTCGCTGGGCGATGATTCGCTGCTGTTGGCTGCGTCGTAGCATCTGGCCGATGCTGCGGGCAAGTTTGTTGCGTGCTGCTGGCTCGAGCTGACCCAGCAGACCTGCGGCCCAATCTTCCAGCGTTTCCAGATTAGCGCTCACTTTGATACAACCCATTCATTGCCGGAACTCTGAGCACCGGGTATCCACACAGGGTCGAGAAACGCGGCAGTGGGCTGAGGTTCACCGAGGTGGCGGATAGCGGTCTTGCCGTCGGCGTCCTTCCCCACAATCACTCGCTCGGTCAGAGGCAAGGTCAGGCTGAGGTCCACCTTGCTGTTGTCCAGAATGTCGGCTTCGAACTGGATGCCTTCGGCGGACTTATTCAAGTTTTCAAGCAGATCCGCTTGATTCACTTTCAACCAGCACAGCACCGGCAACATCACACTGTCGGGATGGCCGGCGAAGTCGGTGAGGATCACCTGTAGGTCAAAGCTGTACTCGAAGGACAGGCTGGCAGCCGCGGTGCAGCGGACCTTGCCGTTGTCGATGAAAATCAGCAGTCGGTCGGGGTTGTGCTTGAGTTCGCCAATGGTGGCGAGCAGGTGAGTGCGCAGGCTTTCAGGTTTGTTCATGAGGTCTAGGTCTTGTAGAGGGCATTAGTCCCATAGATTCACCATCTGCCGCAGTGGTGCGGCCGTCTGGGCTTCGGGCATTTGCACGGCAAGGCCTTGGGGCAGCATCGGCCCGTAGTCGGCCAGGCCGGGGTTAGCTTGGAGTACCGCCTCGGTCACGCCAGCTGTGCGGCCGTAGTAACGCCAGCAAAGGGCATCGACGGTGTCGTTTTGGTGGGTGCGGACGGTGATGCTCATTAGATCAACTCTACGGTGGTGCGATTGACGCCGAGAAAGTCACGCACTGCCCAACGCAAGTCGCGGCGGTAGTCGTCGATGTTTGGCGTAAGTTCTTCTGCGTTCTGGTGGCCGCTATTTGTAGAGTCATAGGAGCGGTAGCGTTCGCAAACTTCAGCGCCTGTAGCAGCCTCGATGGCGCGGCGGTAGAGGTGTACCAGCACCAATATGTCGTTGATTCGCTCGCCGGGCATGTCGACAAGTTTCGTATAGCCGGCAGCTTGTTGGGTGGCTCGCCATTCGCTTAGCTCGCGGTTGACGCTGATGGCGGCTACAACCGCGGCGGTTTCCAGGCGCGGCGCGGTGACGCTTGCTTCGATCCGCAGCGTGGCACGCAACTGATCCAAGTCGATCGCGGGCCAGAAGGCATCGGTGTTGATATGGCCGCTGGCGACGGTGCCGCCGGCTATGAATCCGCTCATGGAACAGCACTCAAAGATAGGTCGCCGGTGGTCAGGGCTTCACGTTCAGGAGGAGCTGTCTGGCCGATCTGCCCCGAGCCGGCGGGGTGCGTGGGGACGCTCGGTTAGCCGGCAGGGCCGGCACGTTTGTTGAGCAGGCGTTCGGCCCGCTCCAAATCTTTCTTGCCACCGCAGGCGTCATGCAGGGCGATGGCTTTTTTCAGCAGATCCAATCCGGCCTGGAGCTGGCCGGGTTGGCCTGGGGCCTCTTCGGTGATGCCTTCCAGCGTGGCGCGGCCCATGGCGAGAAACAGCTTGGCGCGGGCCTGGTCGGGCATGTCTTCGGCGTCGGTGAGTTCGGCGGTGCGATGCAGGATGGCCAGGTCGAACGGTTCGCCGATTTTCTGAGCCTTGAAGGCCGCTGTGGCGACCTCTTCAGCGACCAGGCAACCCAAGGTGCGGGCGAAGCGGTCGGGCATGACCATTCTGTGCTTCAGCACGTAGGTCGCAATGTCGAGGCCACCGGTGAAGTCGCTGGCATCGAAGCGCCAGACCATGACGGTGGTCATCACTTCGTCCTGGGCGCCTTTGCCACCTTCCAGCACACCTTGCACGTAGGATTCGTAGCTTGGCAGTAGCTGGCGTTTGAGTTCGGCCTTGCCCTGGTTGGACTGGACCTGTTTCAGGCGCAGGCGGTCTTGCAGCAGTTGGTTGAGCTGGTGCTCGTAGGCCGTGGCGCCGGCCATAGTCTGGGTGGGGTCTGTAGCCGCCGCTTCGACGGCAGCCGTTACACGTTCAAAGTGGTGACGGCAGGGGTTGGTCATGATGGCCGCCTCAGCTCAGGGTTATGTTTTCGGCCAGGGCGGCGCAGCCCAGGTCTTCGATGACGTAGCTTTCGTTGACCGACTCGAAGTTTTCGATGCGGTCGCGCTTGGCGTTGTCGACGACGGTGCGGCGGCGGGTGCCTTCCTGCCAGTACAGCGATAGATTGTCGAGGCGGGTGACCATCAGGCCGCTGGCCGGGAAGTGCGGCACGCGCACGGCCGGCAGGTTGCCGAGGCGCTTTTGACTGGTGACGATGTCGGCGGCCAACACTTCAGTCGGTGCCTGCACGGTGTTGATGATGGGGAAGTATTTGTCGGCCAGCAGTTGGCGACCACAAATCACCACCAGCTCGGTATCTTCCTGATACCAGGGTTCGATGAACTCGTTGACCATGCTGACGACCAAGGCGTCGATGTTTGCGAAGTCCTTGTTGGCACCGATTTCGATTTTACCGCTGCCATCTTTCACTTCGGTCATGACCCGGGCAGGGTTTTCCTCGCGCATCTTTTGCAGCCAGCCGATGTTCACGTCTTGCAGAAGTTTGTTGATGGTTGGATCGGATGTCGCGGCGCGGCTGATGCCGTTCCAACCGATCATGATTCGGTTGAGGGCCTGGGCCTTGATGATGGCGTCGCGAATGCGCGCTTGGAAGTCTTTGAACTTGGCCCACTGGTCCAGCTTCTGGTAGCGAATACCGGTGTCGAAGTTGGTTTGGGTGCAGTTGTACCCGCGGTCGTCCAGGCCGCTCGGATCGCGTGGTTCACGGTCTTTGACAGTGGTGTCGGTGGTGCTGGCAATGGTGCCGTCGATGCTGATCCCGATCTTCTCCCCTGACTGTTCCGATACGCCGTAAATGTTGATGGCGCTGAGAAAGGCGCTGGACTCCTGGATGCGGGTTTCCAGTGTTTGCGCAACGCTGGGGTCTGCGGTGAATTTGGTGGTGACGTCAGCCACTCCATGCAGTTGCGCCAGTTGCTGCAGGTAGGCGTTGAACAGTACTCGGGTGTCGTTACGCATGTTGATCGTCCTTGATGAGTCAGCAGTCGGTCATGACCTGGTTACCGCCGCCGGATACCTGGGGGCGCATTTTCTGGTTGGGATCCTGGGTGGTGGAGAGCTGGTTTTTCAGCTCGGTCAGTTCGGTGCTGACTTGATCGAGTCGGGTTTGTAGCCCCTTGGAGAATTGCTTCTCGGCGGCCAGTTGGTCGGGCAAATCCTTGACGTGTTCGGCGATGGCTTCGACCGCTTCACCGATCTGGATGAACTCCCTGTCATCTTTGGCCTGTTTACCGGTCAAGAGGGTTTGCACCTTAGTGAAGAGCTGGGCGCCGATGCTCGGCTTCTCTTCGAATTCTTCAAATTTCAGCTCGGTTTCGACCGCTTCGGTGAACATAGAAGTTTCCGAATAGTGACGATCCTGGAAGGGGCTGGATTCGGGTTTCTGCGCTGAGAACGCCAGGACGTCGGTGCCCAGGCTGGCGGGTGAGTCGGTCACGGCGAGGCCGACGATGTAGGCCTCGCCCGTGTCGGCAAAGCTCTCGTCGATCTCGACGGAGGTGTAGATCTTCTGCTTGGCCTTGTTCATGGCAATCAGGTCGTTGGTAGGTTCTACCTTCGCGAACAGCGCCAATTTCTTTTGACCGTTGACGTCCACCTCTTCGGCTTTAACCGCCAGTACGTCGCCGTAGGCCTTGAAGGGGCTGTCAGGTAGCAAGCTACGGAAATGCTCCAGCCAGATACGGGCACCGTAGGTGGACGGGTTGAAGTTCTTGGCGGCCTGTTCCAGCCAACTGCGTTTGATGGTGCGCTTGTCCGAGGTGGCGCCTTCGATAGCGACACGGAACCAGTTGCTGCGGTACTTCTTCATGCCGGGGATTCTCAGTGCGTTGCAATGAGGGGCATGGTCGGCATGGGCGCGAGCGGCGGCAACGGGGCGGGCCTGTAGGCGGGGAGGGTACAAGGGGCGGCTCTATTGAGTCGTCGCTGCGGGCGGCAGCATCTCGGCATGACGACCGCCTTGCTGCCCATCGATCCCCGACGCCAATCCAAGTTTCTGTACTGGATGGGCTGGCGCGTCTGTGAGATCGCCGAGGCGACGGGCGAGAAGGAGAAAACGCTACACAGCTGGAAGGCCCGCGACAAGTGGGACCGGGCAGACAACGTCGAACGTATTGGCGGAGCCCTGGAAGCACGTCTGGTGCAGTTGATCCTCAAGGACAACAAGACCGGCGGCGATTTCAAGGAGATCGACCTGCTGCACCGCCAGCTTGAACGCCAGGCCCGCATTCAGCGTTACCAGGAAGGTGGTACCGAAACCGACCTCAACCCGAACCTCGCCAAGCGCAACGAGGGACCGAAGAAAAAAGCCCCGAAGAACGACATCAGCGAAGACCAGATCGAGCTGCTGCGCGAGGCGTTCATCGACGGCTGTTTCGACTACCAGAAAGACTGGTACCGGGCCGGCAACCAACGCACCCGCGTCATCCTCAAGAGCCGCCAGATCGGCGCCACGTACTACTTTGCCCGCGAGGCGTTCATCGACGCCCTGGACACCGGCCGCAACCAGATTTTTCTGTCGGCTTCGAAGAACCAGGCCTACCTGTTCCGTGGCTACATCCAGGCCTTCGCCCGGGAAGTCATCGGCGTCGAGCTGACCGGTGACCCGATTGTATTGCCCAACGGCGCCGAGCTGTTTTTCCTAGGGACCAACGCCCGTACCGCCCAGGGCTACCACGGCAATTTCTACTTCGACGAATTCTTCTGGACGTTCAAGTTCGAGGAGTTGAACAAGGTCGCCTCGGGCATGGCGATGCACAAGAAGTGGCGCAAAACCTATTTCTCGACCCCTTCGAGTATGGCCCACGAGGCGTACACCTTCTGGACGGGTGAGCGCTTCAACAAGGGCAAGCCGGCCGCGCAGCACACCAAGGTTGATGTGACCCACGGCGCGCTCCAGCAGGGGCGGTTCTGTGAGGACCGGCTGTGGCGCCAGATCGTCACCATCCTCGACGCGGAGCGGGGCGGCTGCGATCTATTCGACATCGAAGAGCTGCGTCGGGAGTACAGCCCCGAGGCGTTCGCCAACCTGCTGATGTGCGAGTTCGTCGATGACGGCGCGAGCATCTTCCCGCTGTCGGTATTGCAGTCCTGCATGGTCGATAGCTGGGTGGAATGGGCCGAGGACTACAAGCCGTTTGCCATGCGCCCGTTCGGCGACCGTCAGGTGTGGGTCGGCTATGACCCGGCCGAGACGGGCGATTGTTCCGGCCTGGTGGTGGCCGCGCCGCCACTGGTGCCGGGAGGCAAATTCCGCGTGCTCGAGCGCCACCAGTTTCGCGGCATGGACTTCGCCGCCCAGGCTGCTGCCATCAAGGGCGTGTGCGACCGCTACTGGGTGACCTACATCGGCATCGACGTCACCGGCCTCGGCAGTGGCGTGGCCCAGCTGGTACGCCAGTTCTTCCCGGCGGTGACCACCTTCAGCTACTCGCCCGAGGTGAAAACCCGCCTGGTGCTCAAGGCCTACGACGTGATCCACAAGGGGCGACTGGAGTTCGACGCCGGCTGGACCGACATGGCCCAGTCGCTCATGGCGATTCGCAAAACCATCACCGCAGGCGGTCGCCAGTTCACCTACACCGCCGGCCGCAACGACAACACCGGCCATGCCGACCTGGCCTGGGCGCTCTTCCACGCATTGCAGAACGAACCGCTCGAAGGGCAGACCGCTGCCAATACCGGGCGGATGGAGATTTACTGATGACCGAACAATTTGCCAGCCAGGAACTTTTGCCCGCCGCCCTCGATGCCGCCAGTGCGGGTACCCAAGTGTTTAGCTTCGGAGAGCCGACGCCGGTGCTGGGTGGGCGAGAGGTGTTCGATTACCTGGAGTGTTGGTTCAACGGGCGGTGGTATGAGCCGCCGCTGTCGCTCAACGGCCTTGCACGGTCGGTGGGGGCGAGCGTGCATCTGCATTCGGGGTTGATGTTCAAGCGCAACCTGTTGAGCAAGACCTTTATCCCGCATCCGATGTTGTCCCGGGCGGCTTTTGAGCAGTTCGCTCTGGATTTTCTGTGCCTGGGGAATGGGTACCTGGAGAAGCGCCGTTCGGTGTTGGGCAGCACTAGGCAACTGGTACCGTCGCTGGCGAAGTACATGCGGGTAGGGCCGGAGGGCCAGTTCTACCAAGTGCAAGGTTGGAAAAACGAGCACGCGTTTGAGCCAGGGAGTATTTTTCATTTGCGCGAGGCGGATTTGCATCAGGAGATTTATGGACTGCCGGAGTGGATCAGTGCGTTGCAGTCGGCGTTGTTGAACGAGTCAGCGACGCTGTTCCGGCGCAAGTATTACGAGAACGGGAGTCATGCGGGGTTCATTTTGTATATGACCGACGCGGCGCAGACTGAGGCGGACATCGACGCTCTGCGTAAGGCGCTAAAGGAGTCCAAGGGGCCGGGGAATTTTCGCAATTTGTTTGTGTATTCGCCGACGGGGAAAAAGGACGGGATTCAGTTGATTTCGGTCAGTGAGGTGGCGGCGAAGGATGAATTCAATTCGATCAAGAATCAGACCCGCGATGATGTGCTGGCGAGCCTGCGCATTCCGCCACAGTTGATGGGGATTGTGCCGCAGAACGCAGGTGGGTTTGGATCGATCAGGGAGGCGGCGCAGATCTATGCGGCCAACGAGCTGGGGCCAGTTCAGACACGAATGACGCAGTTGAATCAATGGATTGGAGAGGAGGTTTTGCGATTTAAACATTATGAGGCTGGGGGACAATATTAACTGCCTCACTGCGCAAACGGCATGCCGATTTGCTAACCTAATGTGGTAAAAAAAGGAATTTGTATGCGTAAATTGTTTGAGGCAAAGCAGTGGATTGGTGAATTTTTTACTGATAATAACTTTGATAATAGATTTAGCGGTAAGGTATTTTATAGTCCTGAAGATGGTGTAGTGCTTGAGTTTTGGATCGCGTCAAAGGAGCTTCCGGCAGACTCTAATGTAGTACATGGCATCCTTGAAACTGGTGAGAAATGCAGCCTAATTGGTGAGTTCTCTGTAGCGCAGTCTTCAATAAGTTTTAAGGGAGGGTTAACCATGCGAACAGGAAAGATCGGGTTTGCATGTTTGTTCCTTAATGATTTTGTCAGTGAAGTCGAGCTTTTTTATAGCTTTGATTTTTCGCTGACGAATTTACAGGAGTTCTTTTTTCCAAAAGGTTTTAAAGATCTTGTTAAATATTCAGAAGCGCCATTGAAGATTATAAAAACCGCATTTGGCGAAGTTAGGGTTACCAATAGCGCCAGTTTTGGTTCTCTGCATAATGATATAACTAAGCAGATTTATAGTTGGGATAAGAAAGCGCTTGAAGATCTTAAAGCTGCTTTTGCTAAAGTGAAGCTGGAAAATCCAAGTGCGATATTTATGCTAAAGAAGGATATTGAATATCGGCTCTCGGTGCATGTCAGTGGTGGTGCTGATTATAATAAGATATTTGAGTATATCGCTGCTTTGGCGGATTTGTTTGCGATACTGATCTATAGTCCCGTCCATCCGGAAAGTATTAGTGTCGATAGACTAGGCGTGGACGAAAAAAACCGAAGTCTCGATTTTTTTCCATCTAGTACCATAAGCGCTAAAACTCTGATGCTTAGCTCGCAACAGGCCTCTCATTTTCATCTGCCTATTACAGATAAAAAAGTGGATCTGGAATTATTGATCGGGAACTGGTTGGAATTTCCTGATCGTTTTTCGACGATTGTATCCGGCATTCAGACAGAGACAGGATTCAGGTACGTCCACTCATTGCATGGGGAGCTGGTTCTTTACGCAACTCAGTTTGAAGCGATTAGCTATGATGATAAGGTGAAAGAGAAATATGAGTATCCTTTGGGTGAGTATGGTTCTCATAACATCATGGTGGGAGTTAAAACAATATTTAGCAAATTTGGACGGTCCGACGTTGGAGGGGCTATATCGGATTTGCGTAACGAGATTGCACATGTTGGCCGGCCAAAAGTATTAATAAAGAAGATGTCGATGGAAGATCTAATATTGCTGTCGCAATATATGGAATTGACTATTATAGGCTATGTGCTTAAAAAAATTGGAGTGGAACCAACGCTTGTGCGACGTTATCAAGAAGAATTTTGTCCTAGATTATAGTTTGGCGTGGCCGGCTTCACCCATGCTTTACTTTCTTGAAGCTGGAGCCTTTATATGCATGCTTGGGGCTAAAGCCTGAGCCTTTTTAGGTATCAGTCGGTTGTGCGCAGGGCATCCTAACGTGCCCTCAATCTATACCTGAAGTGGACGCCGTACAACGAGGCTGGATCAACTGTGGGTTGTGACCTGTAAGTAAAGGCGGGGGCTTATTCCTCAGGATTTTCCGATAACTTAAGATGACAGATGTAGGTGATAGCATTCGCAGTGAATAGGTAACACAAATGTCCCCAGCTTAAAAACGTGAAGAAGAATACAAGTATCAAGCGGCAGTGCATGTTAGCGCCTTCTGGCTAAGGTGGCGAGACGACGAAAGGCCTGTGAGTTGTGTAATTCAGGTGCCGCATGACGTATCTGTTCTAATGCTTCGGACAGCTCTGCGGGAATGACGGATCCTTCAGTATTTCCTATAGTTGCATCGAAAAGTCTTAATGCTGCTGATGCTTTAATTCGACTTCTATCTAAATGCAATTGCGGATATCCATCCGGTCTGTCTCTAAATCCAAAATCTAATAGCGACCAGCAGTTAAACGGGACTAGAAATCTCTCGACGGCATCAACCGCTTCAGAAAATGCAGCGCCAGCTGAGGATGGTAGTTGGGCAAACGCCGAGCTTATTCCTGGAGTGGTTAGTGTACGTTCTTGAGGCCAAACTTTGGATAGGAAGGGAGAAACAGCATCTCGGAATGTAGAGTCCGGGGTAAACGATTCCTGCGCCGAAGAGGACTTTCCGATTTCCACCAAAAATCTTCGCACTATTTGCGCCGCGCTAACCCTAACCTCATCTTCAACAGAGCGTATAAGCTGCTGAGTTGTTGGGTGTGAAACGGCTGCTTTACGTGCTTTGAGAAACGACCATAAGGTTTCAAGAATGATGCTTGATAAAAGAGACTGTCTAGACTTTCGACCAAGACGTTGGTCGATTATTCTACTGAGAATTTGTGGTCCTATTATTTTAAGAACATCATGCGATTGAGTTCGACGAGCAATAGCCCGCCATAACGTAATAGTGCTGGAGTCGTTGCTTTCTAGAGCGGATACTAAATGCTTGCGGGTCCAATCTTCCTCTGCTCTAAGAAAATAACCCAAATTCTCAATAAGTCGATGTTTTATTATTAATCCAGATCTGCCAGTTGCAGTAATTAAGCTTTCTTGTAGTTCGCTTAATATCTTATTGCTTTTGAAGGGGGTCTTAGAGGTTTTCGTGATTTTGGGGCAAGCCTCAAGAAACACACTAACAAACCTTCCGGCTGCAGTATTTAAAGTGTCGAGATCTTTAGGTTCTTGATCCGTATTTGATTGAGCTGTCAAGTTAAGCTGGATTTCATCCGTCTCCCCATTCGCAGAATTTGTTACGCTAATAGCAATAGGGAAAAACTTACGCCAAATTAGCATAAAATTTGGTGATTTGACGACTATTTTTCGCCAGGTGGAGAGCCAGTGCGATATACTTTCTATTGCTTGGAAGGAGGTGTTTTCAGTCAGTTTAAGAAAAATTGTTAAGACTTGATTTCCCTGTTTCTTTAAATTTGTAGAAGGTTTATCAACCTCGTGCATTGAGTCTGAGCCGTGTGTCCAGCTAAAACGAGTCAGAACTAGCGGAAACTCATTAATACGTTCGTTTGTTGAGCTCAGATCGTGAAGTAATTTCAATACATTTTGTTCTGCGCGGATCCAATCAAGCGCACGTCCTGCCGGATCATCGTTCCATCCTCCATACGAAGATGACAGTGCTTTTTCGAGCTCCTGTAGACGGTTATCCCCGTCCATTAAATCGAATTTGTTGTCTGGGTTAGGTTTGACCCAGTATGCTTCTGATGAACCCAAAAATCCTTCATCAATATTATTCATTTCCTTGAGGTCTTGAAAATTTTCTAGGGTATCATTAAGCCAGTTTTGTGTATTTGCCGGTAATCTACCACCTGCAAGTTCAATTCGCCGTAATTCACGAGCAGACCAATATTTTCGGATGAGCTTCATCTCGTCGATCGAGGTGCTTGTTCCCCATTTGCTTGCTGGAGGTCCTTTTTTTATTCTTCGTATAATTAATTTTTGTGCTTCATTTGATAGTTCGTTAAATCGCACGGCGCGAAGCTTAGCTATTTCTGGATAATTGTGTAAATCCCAAAAATATTCTTCTCTAAGCGTAAGAAGAACTTCCTCGATATCGCGGCTGGGAATAATTTTGTCATCTTGGGAGAGAGAGGCCCAAAGTCTCATGTGTATAGGGTTGCTTGCTAATTTCCATTGCTGAACGAAATTAGAGGTTTTGAGGGTGTCCAACGTAGATAGTTGTTTTACCGTGGCGTGAAGTAGTTTCACCGAAGGGGCTATGCCTTCATGGAATTCGTCTTCATCTCTATCATGCTCACCGGATTTCCTAACGCTATATTCCACACGATGAAGTGCGCCTAACTTCCAAAGGTTTTTTTCACCATTCCATCCAATGCGTCTGGCAATGTCCATCCCTCTTTGTACGGCTGCATTCAAACTATTTATAAGGCTAATTAAAAAATCAGTATCGGTGATTGTGTCAATTCGTAAAATGCTAGGGTCCGCAAGTGAGGTGCTTGAAAGTTTGGTATATATTAAGTTTTCGAGAGTTGGACGGCTGTGTCGCGTGCTGCTAATTTTTTGGTTTGAGCTGCGTTTTTCTATGGTTAGGCTAGGAGTTACAAGTTTCGTGATCGCGTCTACTAAATCACCTGAACGATCTCCAGACTTAAGTCTTTCCCCTATTAGATAGATGTGTCCCGTCCTGAATAAGGTTTACACCTTCTGATCCGTTTTCAGGAGGGCGTAATGAAATCAGCAAAAAGGCGTAGTCAGCGCGACTACACGCTGACCTTTAAATTATCGGTTGTTGATCAGGTCGAAAAAGGCGAGCTGAGTTATAAAGAGGCTCAGGAGCGCTACGGGATTCAAGGCAAAACGACCGTTCTGACGTGGTTACGCAAGCACGGTCGACAGGATTGGAGCCCAGGCACATACATTGGCTCGCCGAGGATGGGGTCTATGCCCGACAAAAACCGACCATTAACGCCAGAGCAACGTATCAAAGAGCTTGAAGAGCAGTTAGCTCTGTCCAAT